AAAGCCGTTTGCGCTCCCTTGAAACGCAGCTAAATCCGCACTTTTTGTTTAATGCGCTCAACTCCATAGCCGAACTCATTCACCACGACAAGGACAAGGCAGAGATGGCTGTTTTAAAGGTCTCTGCGTTTTTGAGAAACTCCATGAACGAAAAAGCCTTGCTGTGTTTAGAAGATGAGATTCGCAATGTAAAAGATTATGTAGAGCTTGAAAACATCCGATTTTCGGGAAAAATAAAACTCCACATAGAAGGGCGTCCAAAAAATTGGAGTATTCCAAAGTTTTCCATTCAGCTACTTGTGGAAAACGCAATCAAACACGGCTATAATCCCGCAAAAGAGCAGTTAAACATCTGGCTCTCTTTTGATGATGCAAAAAAAATAATCATACTTAAAAATGATGGAAACGCAATGAAGTCGCAAAAGTTTGGAGTAGGGCTCTCAAACCTGAACCAAAGAGTGGAGCTTTTGTGCCATGGAAAAATCGAGATAATAGACACGCTAGAACCCACTTTTTATATCTATGTAGGAGATTGTAATGAAAATATTAATTGTTGATGATGAAGAGTTGGCACGGGCTAGACTCTCAAGAATGTTGCATACGCTCGAAATTGGCTCTATAGATGAGGCTACAAACGCAAACGAAGCCATAGAAGCTCTAAAAGCGGACAAATATGATCTTGTTTTTTTGGACATCAATATGCCTCAGGTAAGCGGTTTGGAACTGGGTTATGAGCTGAAATATTTGGACCCCGATTTGGCTATTATTTTTCAAACGGCTTATGAAGAACATGCGCTCAAAGCTTTTGATATCGGCGCGGTTGCTTATCTTGTGAAACCTTACTCGTTAGAGCAGGTCAAAATGGCTGTAGAACGTGTGAAAACGGCAAAAGTCAAAGATGAAGATTTACGCATTCTCTCCAAAAGCGGAGACAATTATCTACTGCTAAAACCTCAGGAAATCCATTACGTAAAAGCCGATCTCTCCGAGGTAATGCTTAGAACTGCCAAAGGTTTTTCTTACTACGCACAAAAAATTTCCGACTTGCAAACAAAACTCGAAGCCCACAATTTTGTCCGTATTCACCGCTCTTACCTCATAAACATAGACGAGATAAAAGAGATAGAAACCATAGAACAAAGCAAGCTGCGTTTTACTTTTAGAAACTCTAACGACACCATAGAATCAAGTAAAGACGGGGCAAAAGCATTTAGAGAAAAATTTTCGGTTTAAACGACAAAATCCTACTACAAAACAACTCTAAACTCCCATAAAATACGTATCAAATTATATTTCTGCCTCGAAAGAGGCAAGCTTCAGTGCCATAGCGGCTAGCGTAGCAAAGATGGGCTTAGCTCATTTTGCGTTTTAAAAAGGAAAAATTTTGCATGAATAACGCAGAGAAACTCAAAGGCTTATATGTGATCACGGACGATGTTTTGACTCCGCCAAAAACAATTATGACTCAGGTAGAAGAAGCCCTTAAAGGCGGTGCAAAAATAGTCCAGCTCAGAGATAAAACAAGCTCTCATGAAGAGATAAAAAAAACCGCTCTCGCACTGCAAGAACTTTGCACTGCTCATGACGCGCTTTTTGTGCTCAACGATGCAGTAGAACTCGCCATAGAACTTGGTTTGAGCGGACTTCACATAGGCAAAAGTGACCATCATAGAGTAGAAGAAATACGCAAAGAGTTTAAAGGTGTGCTTGGCGTTTCTTGTTACGGGGACGTTACGTTTGCCATACAAATGCAAGACGCAGGTGCAGACTATGTCGCTTTTGGCTCATTTTTTAGCTCACCGACAAAACCAAACTCAAACATTGTGCCTCTGGGTACGCTTCGCATCGCAAAAAATAGCCTTGACATTCCCGTATGTGCCATCGGCGGTTTAGATAGCGAAAATATAGCGGATGTTCTGCTCTATAAGCCGGATATGATTGCGCTTATAAGCGATATTTGGAAGAGTGAAAATATAGAAGAGAAGTGTGCATGGCATACATCTGCTTTAGAAAAATCATTCGCTTAATCTTCAAGAGTTGCATAAAGTAGTATAATATTTTGATAGGGTCTAATTCCAAACAAAGGATTTATCATGAGCTTTCAAATAAATAACAATGTAGGCGCAATGAATGCAAATTTGAATCTGTCGTTGAACAATAGAGGGTTGGATAAAAGTTTAATAGCTCTCTCCGCTGCGACAAAGTTGAACAAAGCAGCAGATGATGCGGCCTCACTCAGCATAGCCAATGGCTTTGCTTCTCAAGTTTCACAAATGGGACAAGAGATTATGAATATGAATGAGAGTGTCGGAATGCTTCAAATCGCAGACGGTGCAATGCAAGGCATCAGCGATAATACCGATAAGATAAGAACTCTGACGCTTCAAGCTTCAAACGCAAGTTTAAATGCGGACAACAGAACCTCTATCCAAAACGAGATAAATGGCCTGATGAAGTCTTCAAACCAAATAGCAAGCAGTACTAGCTACAACGGCAATCATCTGCTTGATGGTTCAAGAGCAGGAGATACTTCAGCCGATGCAAGAGTTTCAACTCTCTTTTCTTCTCCGATAGATGTTACAACTCAAGAGGGTGCGGCTGCCTCTTTGGATGTTATCGACGCAGGTATGACAAACATAGGCGCTATCCGTTCATCTTTTGGTGCCACTCAAAATCAGTTTGAATCAGCTATAAGAAACACCTCCGTAGGGCGTGTAAACGCAGCTTCATCCGAGTCACAACTGCGTGATGTCGATTTTGCGGCGGAGAGTGCAAACTTCTCAAAGCTAAATCTCCTTTCCAAAACAGGCTCATTCGCTCAAAGTCAGTCTAATATTGCTGCTGCAAATGCTATGAGATTGTTGATGTAATTTACTTTCTGGTTTCACCTTTTGTGAGGTGGAACTACTTTTCTTGGAAAAAATGGGGTGGGAAAATAGTTATTGGAAAGATAAAAATGTTTTTAATAAAGATTTGTATGCTTTAGGAAATGTTAAAAAAAAGAGAGTTAGGGTGGCTTGAGACCACCCTAAAAAAAGAAGATTAAAAACTATTCAGCTACCGCTACTTCTACTGGAGTACCTTTTCAATTTTATCCATATTTGCTATATTTACACACTTTTACTTTCTTTTACAAAGTGCCACAAAACTACCTATATTTCAGGCTTTATCAAAGGTTATTGTTTTACAATCTGCTACAACAAAAAACTAGCTTTTCACTTACGTGGGTAGCCATAGGGTAACCTTTTATGAAGAAAATTTTATCAAAAAGATATGAGGGAGTTTACTATTCGGAGCTTGTGGATGGTGACAAGACTTATTATATCACATACAAAGACAAAGAGTCTAAAAAAGTTTGGGTAAAGATTGGGAAACACTCTCAGGGCATTCGTGAGAACTTCTGCTCGCAGGCACGATCAGAGCAGATGAATAAGGTTCGGCTTGGCGAAAATGTGACGATAGGAAAACCAAAGCGTAGCCTAACAACACTCAATGACATAGCAGACGCATACGTCACAGAGAAAGAGCTCCATAATCGAGGCATTAAAGTGGAAATCCAAAGATACGACAAGCACATAAGAGACGATTTAGGACGCTACAACATTGACGAAATAACAAAGTCACATCTCGAAGCGTTGCAGAAGAAAAAGAGAGAAGAGGGCTATGCGGACCAATCTGTGAACCACATGCTGCAAATGCTGCAAACTATCTACAATCACGCTATAAAAAATGGAATCTATAAAAAAACAAATCCACTGCTTGATATAACTTACTTTAAAATCAGCAACGATAGAGAGAGGTTTTTGACAATAGAAGAGATAAAAGAGCTTTTTGAGTATGTGAAAGAAAACGAGCAGCTTTATTTGTTTACGAAGTTGGCGCTTACTACCGGAGCGCGACTGCAAGCAATAATGGATATAAAAAAGAAGGATATTGATTTTTCAAACCGCATTATAACTCTGAATGACTACAAGAACGGGAGTATTTACAAGGGGTTTTTCAATGAGGATGTGGGGGAACTTTTAATGCGGCATAGTGCAGATAAAAACTATAATGATACGCTTATGACATATTCACGGTCAAATGTATCTAAGCGATTGTTGAAAGTTTTGAATGATTTGTTTAATAAGGGATTAGAAACAAAAGACGCGCAAAACAAAGTCGTAATTCATACTTTGCGACATACATTCGCTTCGCACCTGGCAATCAATGGAACGCCGATTTTTACAATACAAAAACTCATGAACCACAAAGATATAAAAATGACGCTGCGATACGCAAAACTAGCACCTGACAGCGGCCGCGATATGGTTGAAGCTCTATACATTTAATGAACAGACACCGTGCCACAAATGTAGCGCGCGACTTCCACAATAGGGAAAACGACTTTTGCGCTTTTTTCTTTGCCGAGTTTTTTATAGTTTGGCAAATCTATCCCTTTACTGATGCGATTGCTGATTGTTGACTCACTTACATTGAGTTCGTGAGCGACTTCTTTTTTTGTCATAGTTGCTTTTTTATAAGTCTCTTTGAGAAACTTTAGCGTTTCTTCGAACTCTGTCATGGAGTCTCCTTTTTAAAAATATGTATGTCTCGCTATTGTTTTTGTATTGAGATTATTATTGTCATCATCTCCGCTGGCGATATTTTAATCAAAATCCATCTCCGAGTACTCTGCCATTGCAGAATTTTTATCTAAACTCGCCTCTCTTTTGTCAACTTCGCAAAAGAGGATATGCTTGGCATCAGCCGACAAAACACTATCTGAGAGTTTTACTTTGAAAAGTTCCAACTCGTTGAGACCCATTGCGTGGATCTCGCTTGTTTTTATTGCTATGTATTTTGAGTTGTCGTTCTCATCTTCATAAACAAATGCTTTTTCCCATGTCCTTTTATGCATATCAATTCTCCGTTTTGCATAGCTCTGTAAATGTCCCCGTCATCTTCGCCCTTGGTCGTTGTCGTACTGTGGCAAGCTCTGCTGATACTGTTGCTGCGTTATCGGTCTGCCGTTTGTGTCCTGGTACTGCGGTTGCGGTGCTCTGTATTGTTGCTGTGGCTGCTCATGTGCGTATTGTTGTTGCGGTTGCTGTTTGTCTTCTCTGTCAAAACAGCTAAAAGAACCGTCCCATGGTCCAACGGGAATAGAGCTTATCTCTCCAAACACTTTACCGTCATCACCTATTACCAGGTTGCCAATGTTTACCCATTTCGTCTTATCTGCACCGTGTTTGTCTTTGTACAACATCGGTACGCTTATGTTTAATTTTCTCATTTAGATATCCTCACAAACTTGTCGTTAATAACAACATAAAAATTTAATTCATCGATGTAATAGTTACCGCCCGGACCACCGTTTACTTGACCTTTAAACTCACCACAAGTTGTAGGTATATCAACTTTAAAATGTGTTGGTTTTCCATTTTTATCCACGCAATAGTGTCTTTGATGATAGTGTTTTGAACTGCTCTTTATCAGTGCATATAGTTGCACTCTATTTTCATCTTTGCCCATTTCTTTTTCCCCTTTACATATAAACTAAAATATCTCGTGTTCCGTTGACAAAGCCAACACTCTTGAGTTTTGGAAACTCTTGCCTCTTTGCGTTTCGTACCTTTACTTTTTCGTATGTGCTGCGTTCAAAGTCTTTAAATGCAGCCTTTGCTTCTGCGAGCACTTGAGCGTATGTCTGTCTCATGACATTTTCCAAATAAAGCCTGTTCCGTCATTTCGGAGTATCTTTGTCAGCAGGCTTTGCAAGTAGCCAATGTCAAAGCTTGGCTGTGTGTAAGGCTTGCCTTTGTATGTTCCTCTTAGTTCCCACATCATGCTGCAGCTCCTATCTGTTTTAAAAATTTTATGGCTTCGTAGTAGTCGAAGTAGTGCTCTAAGCTGTCAAAGTCTTTTGGCTGCGGCTCTGTATTCACTTCTACGATCTCTTCTGTTTTTAACTTTGCATCTACAAAATTTGGTTTAACTCCACCATCTCTTTTGAGTGTTTTAAGTGCGGATGGCTCTAAACCAAGTTCATAGCACTTTTGCCTGTATGACTCATAAGCTTTGTCGTTTATAGATATCTCCATATTCAATCCTTACTTCTCTTTCCAAGGGCATAAAAGTCATCAAAAACTTGTTTTTTCGGCTTAATGTAATCATCTTCTTTGTATTCTGCCAAGAACCATCGAACCACAATAACTATAAAAGCTATTACGCCAAGAGCCCATATAGCTATTGCGAGTGTCTCGTTCATCGTTTACCTTTGTCGTGATATAATTTTTGTATCGAATTTATAAAACCCGTTCGGCGAGTTGCTCTAACAACTTCTCGAACTTCTCAAAACCTCTCTCAAACCTTGATAATCCGTTTTTAATCTTCTTTGCCATCGTCTGCTCCTTATGTAAGTATTTAATCAGAGCAGTCTGCAGCTTACTCTCAGGTAGATACTTATCTTAAAACTCTGTGCAACAAGCAGCTGTAAGCTTTAGTGGTGCAACTACTTACTGCATCGAGATTTAAAACCGTAGCACCGCCTCTGCGCTTTGGTATGTTGAAATTAGTCTATGGGTTGTCCAGCGTCCCAAGTTAATAAGTGAAAGAAACTTCAAAACAAGTTCGCCTCGTAAAAGGCTGTTTTGTTTCGCGATTGAAAATGATACTATTTGTATCTTTAAATGAATATTAAATTAGATACTTTATGTATCTTATGAGGATGTATAATTATCAATAACAATTTATGGGAGAAATTATGGAATTTCACAGTGCAATACTTAATATAGTAACTAGAATTGAAAATCTTAAAGATAAAGTCGTTACGGAAGAGGCTACAAAAACGTCTTTTATTCTTCCGATGCTAAGTGCACTTGGATATGATATATTTGATCCTACAGTTGTGGTTCCTGAATTTACAGCTGACATTGGAAAGAAGAAGGGTGAAAAAGTTGATTATGCAATTATGAAAGACGATAAACCACTTATTCTTATTGAGGCAAAACCACACACAGAGATACTTGACCGCCATAAAACGCAGCTAGAGCGTTATTTTACCGTTACAGATAGTAAGTTTGCTATCTTGACAAATGGAATAGAGTATAGATTTTTTTCCGATATCGATAAGCCAAATGTAATGGATCAATCTCCATTTTTAGTTATAGATATACTTAATTTAAAAGACAGAGATATTAAGCAACTTGAAAAATTCTCTAATGAAGCTTTAGATATAGATAATATTTTGAGTATGGCTGGCAATAAAAAATATGTAAACAGCATTAAAGAAATTTTCAAAAAAGAAGTTGTGTCTCCAAGTGACGATATGGTTAGATTTTTTGCAACAAGAATGACTGATAAAATGCTTAGACAAAATATCTTAGATGAATTCAGAACATATACAAAACAAGCTTTTTCAGAAATAGTTAATGATATGGTGAACGATAGAATTAACTCCATCAAATCAATTGCTGAAAAAAATTCACATCCAGCAAGTGTGGAAGAGGATGAACCTACAGATACTGTAGAAGATAATGGCATTATTACAACAAATGAAGAACTTGAAGGTTTCTTTATTGTTAAATCAATCTTAGCAGAGATAGTTCCGCTCCATAGAGTAGTGGCTAGAGATACAAAAAGCTACTTTGGAGTTCTACTGGATGATAACAATAGAAAATGGATATGCAGACTTCACTTTAATGCAAAATCCAATAAATATATAGGAATTCATACTTCAGATAAAGAAGAGGAGCGTTTTTCTTTGGAGCATATTGAAGATATATATAAATATAAAGCTGAAATTATAAAAACTGTAGAAAGATTAAATAGTTGAATATTAGGAAAAATTATAGCACTAATAGATTGTCCGGAGTGTGGGCATAAGGTTTCAAATACGGCAGCATCTTGTCCAAGCTGTGGAGCGCCTATTGCAGAAGCACTTGGAAGTTTGGCAGCTGGTGCACCATTAACAACGGTGCAAGAAACAAGTAAAAAATTAAAGATGCATATTATCATTGCTTCTGCATTTTTTTGGATTGGAGTCATATGGCTCTTTACTAGTGCAACAAGTGTGGGCGGGAAAGCAAGTGTTGCAGCATCGTATTTAACGCTTATTGGCTTAGTATGGTACATAGTCACAAGATTTAGAATTTGGTGGCATCATAAGTAAAGTTATTATTTTAAAAGTTGCAATTATTTTGAGTACAAACTTACTTTTTCTTTTGCAATTTTTTTAAAGATATCGTTTTTTGCTGACATAACTGTCTTCTTTTGCATAAGTGGGTACTCATCGTGCTGTTTAAAATATTTATCTGTTAGTCTTGTTTTATACTCCATGTGGTCTTTTCTCATAGCGTCAGCACTATAATAGCTTTTCATATTGTATTCTTTTTTAATATCTTCTATAACACTTAACTTTTGACTAGTGGAAGTGATAAGTAACAATATTTTTGGTTCTAAACTACTCTCTTTGTTTTCCATATATTTTATTGCTTTAGCATGTAGTTTTGAAAATTCTTCAGAATAGTCTTTGATTAAGTCAATAATAATTTCATTTCTTTTGTTGCTATTAGATAATTTAATATTTACAAATAATGCGAGGCCTATTGCTATAAGTAATTGCATGAAAGGTGTTAGAAGCTGTATGATATTAAATTGAAAGAAAGATACTGGAAGTTCATGCGTAAACATCGAAGTAAAAAAGAATGTCAGCACAATTAAAAATATGCAAACAATATATTTCAAATTAGGCTTCTTTAATGTATGAAATTATTTCTTCTATTAAAGCTGGATCTTCATCAGATATAAAAGTAATTCTTTTAAGTACATCAGTTTTATTATACTTTCTTGCTAAACCACCAAAGCTTTCTTCTAAAAAAGATGTTGCATAGCCCTCAGTATTATCTAAATTTATTGTGATATCTTCATTACTCTCAAAAGCTGGAACGAGTAATTCTTCTCTAAACGATTCCCCAGAGTAGTTACCATCTGTATAGTATCTAGCACCAGGTGCATCTGAAAAATCGTTAGCAATATTTATAACTATCATTCTCCTATCCTTTTTGTAGCTTTCCATGATATTAGTGTTCCATGAAATTTTTCATTTAAGTTGTGTTTTATATCATTAGTTGGATTAACATAGCCTTTGTTTGAAATTATAACTAAGTCTTTAATATATCCCTCTTGCGCAAGTTCATTCATCTTGGGAAGTCCTTTGCCTCTTTTTCTTTGACCAGTTTGTGTTCTAAAATCACCATTCAGAGCCGATGCAATAAGAGTATGGTCTGCAGCACCTTCACTTTGAAAAAGAAATTTTATTTTTTCATTAAAATTTTGTCTAATAGTCTTTGGAATACCAGCTCCACTATCCAAAAATGCAAATTCTACATTACCATCTTCTGTGTAATATGCCATTAAATACCATTTCTTTTTGTCTTTATGGCTAACTACTGCATGATTATGTGTGTTCGCCATAGCTTCTATGATAAGTGCATAAATCGCTCTAGTATTTTTATTTGATTGTTCAATATTAAGATGTTTTTTAACATATTGCAGTACTTCTTTTGCGATTTGCGATTCTGTTTGTTCACCTTCTCTAATTGTAAAAATATCAGTATCTTTTTTGTATTTATTTTTATGGCTGCTTACATAACTTAAAAATCCGGATTCTTGAAGCATTTTTTTGCAATATTTATCTTTTGGCATATTACCTCTGAGACTATAGTTATTGTGTTTATTATGGATCTCTTCTAGGATTAATATAAAATATAGCATTGCATCAGGAGTTATTTTCTGAACATGTTTACTATCTATAAAAACAGGAATGCGTTCATTTACATAGTATAAAACGTCATTGAAAAAAACAATAGTTTCATCTCTATTATCTATTATACTGCATATATTTGGCATATGTAGCTTATGTCTTTTTGCGGGCTTTGAATAGTTTGTTGACAACTCTAAAAAATTAGTATTTGGTAATGAAATATTTTTATCGTGATTATATTCCTTTGATTTTCTTTTTAGATTATGTATAAATTTTTTTTCTGCAGTAATGTCTTGATATGATTTATTTTTTACTTTTTTCATATATTAAAAATCCGTATCAACTACGCCGACAACGCGAGCCATTTTAAGGTCTGATTCATCATCTGCATGTACGGTAATGATATTAAAGTCACTATTGATTGGTACAAGCGAAATCGTGTCGCCTTTTTCATTTATCTTATATTTCTTAATGCCGCTTTCTCCATCAAGAGAGTAGTGGACAATATTGCCGTTTTCTATGTGGCGGTGTACATTACAGTAGACTATGGCGTTATTGTTAATTTTAGGGCTCATACTATCACCCTCAGCTCTTACAGCATACATTCCTTCTTCATATATGTCTGCACTTACCGGAACAGGCTCATATCCATTTAGGTCATACTCTTGAGGTGCGCCGCATGATGCTAAACCTATGAGTGGAATTGTTCTGATTTTTGCTTTATTGTTTTCACCAAATAAATCTGAAACACTTACTTTTAATATTTTTGATATGTTTTTAATTTGTTCCGGAGAAGGCGTTCTAATACCATTAGACCAATGAGTAACTGTACCCCGTGTTATCTCTAAAATATCAGCAATGTTTTGAGCTGTAATATTTTTTTTATTCATATAATATTTTAAGTTCTCTGCAAAAGTCATACTTTCTCCTAAATAATGATACATATTGTATTTAATTACAAGATACATAAAGTATCTAAATTAATAATCTTTTAAAGATACTTTATGTATCCTTTTGGCATGAAACGAGAAATACTTAAAGAAATACTTTTAAAACACTATGTAAATTCAGCAGCAAATTCTATTTTACGTGGAATTAGAAAACCATCGTACGAAGTCATGGTTGAGCTAGATAAAAAGCATAATATTCCTTTTAACTCTTGGATAGATATAAAATCTTACTTACAAGAAAATGATACAAAAACCACTCCACAAAAGTCTACTACAACACCAAACGCAAAGGTATCAGCATGAACGACTACTTAAATAACAAAGCATCAAAAGACGCAAAACTAAGCCAGCTCATCCGCAAAACTATCACGGTAAACCGCAAAGAGATAGGTTTAGAGTTTGAAGATGTGGCGCATGAGCTTGGTATGCAACCGGGAACGCTTCAAAACAAGCTCAAACCTGCGATGCAGACAAATGACATGAGTATTACTGAGTTTGTACACTTTTTGGAACTCACAGGCGACTATAGCGCGCTTGAATACATAGCGAATAAGTTTGACTGCGTTTTAGTACACAAGAAACAGGCTCAAGCTTCACACACAAGTATCAAGATACTTGTAGATACAGCGAACATAGAAAACGCAGAAGTTTTTAAAGCTGTGACTATTGCTTTGTCAGATGGCAACATCTCAGACGAAGAACGAGAGATCATACTCAAAGAGATAGACGAAGCTCAAAAAGCAAACGCAGAACTCAAAGACTTAGTGCAACACTTGGGAAGCAAGGAATAGCAATGGTAAATCCATTTAAAACAGGTTCACAGCCGCACAAACTCAATGAACACTTTAAGTCTGGCAAATCTCTTACACACGATGAAGCAGCACTTATGGGAATAGGGCGCTTAGCTCAGCGTATGCAGGACCTAAAAAATAAATATTTAGAATATGCAAACTACAACCCAATAATGGTCCTAGATGAGCCAAATGCTCGTGGTGGTATTCATGCTCGCTATTTCTACAAAGGTGCCGGCTCTCCGCTTGAGACAAAGCCAAATGTGAGAGTGTATTAATGCACAGCAATCTTTTCAACATAGTCTTTGAGCGTTCGGTTTTAAGTTCCATACTGTTTGAGCCTTCACTCTTTGAAGAGCTTGGCAGCGTTTTAAAGCCTGAAGACTTTTATATCCCGACACACGGCTCAGTGTTTTTAGCTATGAGCATACTCTCTCAAGCAGATAAGCCGATAGATGAAGAGTTCCTCAAAAAAGAGCTGCTGAGACTCAAAGCGTTTGATGAACAAGTGATGCTTGAGATACTCTCTGCAAATCCTATCGCAAACACAAAGCCTTATGTCAACGAGATACTTGACAAATCAAAAATCAGAAAACTTCTCTCACTCTCAAACTCAATTAAAAACATAGCAGAAGAGGGTACAAGCGACGCCATACTTGCAGACATAGAAACGCAGCTGCTCAAACTCGAAGGCAACAGCGACATAGATATGCCTATGGATATGAATATGGCGATAAGCCAGTTCAACACTATGACACCACCGCCTCTCATCAAAACAGGCATCAGAGCGATAGATGATATGCTTTGTGGCGGTATAGAGTCAGCGCAGCTGGTTCACATTGGTGGTGAGAGTAATGTCGGGAAAACTCTTCTTACTAAACAAATCCTGAAAAATGTATCGGACCATCATAAAACTCTCTTCTTTAGCTTTGAGATGCCAAAGTGGAAGATTGCCAAACAACTTGCAAAATCAAACTTCAACAGACAGAACTACTTCATTACAGACTCTCAGATGATGGGTAACGATGTAAGTGATGTAAGCCGCATGATAAAGCGCATGAAGCGTCAAAAAGATATACGCTTTGTAGTTATCGACTCTAAGATGAAACTCACTCACAACCACTATAAAGGCCAAAGCAGTGTAGAGAAAATAGCAGAGATAGACGCAATACTCGCATGCCTTTGCCAAGAGCTTGACATTGTTATATTTATGATCACGCAGCTGAGTAAACAAGACCAGCGAGATGGCACTATGAGCGGCTACGGTTCAGGTATGAGCGACTATGAAGCAGACATGAAACTGCTTCTTAGCTTTGTAGATGGTGCAGGGGATAAACGCCGTAAGCTTGAAGTAAAGAAGAATAGACAGGACGTGAGATATGAACCTGTAACATTGACTTTAGATAGCGATACGCTTGAGTTTATGAGCTATAGCGTTGTTGAAACAATATACGATTCTTATGTTCCTTTTGGGGGCAATAAAACCAATGTAACCTACAAAAAATCTCCGGTAGATATTAGTGATATGAACATCAAGATAGAAGGGGGACAATTCCTTTGAGAATGAATTATAAGACATATCCTACGGACTATGTGCAAGAGCTCAAGCAGCTCAAAAACAACCGAAAAAAAGCACGCTGCTTTCAAGAATACTTTGATGATATGGAGCATGAGGACCACAACTCTTATGGATTTTATGCTCAGAGTTGGGACGTTAGCAAAAGTACCGCTCATGTCTGGATAGATGAGTTTAGAAAAGAGATAGCTTTGTTTGTGGATCATTGGGTACTCAAAAACAACAAACATTATAGCTATGCAAAAAACACGGCCGAACGCTTGCCGAACGATAACCGAACGAAAACAATCGCTAAAAGCACCGAAAATACGGACTTTGTGGAAGCAGACAAAACGACAGCCGAACGCTTACCGAACAAAGACTTTAATTACATTAATAATAATGGCGCGAACTTTTTAAATGATAAAAACTTCAATGACTTTTATTTTGTTTATAGTCGCAATACAAGATTTGTAGGTAAGAAGAGTGAAGCGTATGAAGCGTTTGCAAATACAGATGTAAATGTTGACTTACTTAAACTCTCTTGCATGAAGTATTTGCATGACGATGCAGTAGAGAGACCGGTTGGGATGAAGAAGTTTTTAGAGAATGAAACATACTTGCCTTACTTGCCAAACTATATGAGAGTCAAGAGCGGTGATGAATGGTATGAAGGTGTTTATGATAACAAAACATTCGCGCTTACTGCAGCAGATGGCAGAGCACTTGGAACCATAGCCCCTAGCTTACTACTTGAACTATTTGAAAAGGGTGAGCTTGTGTATTTAAAAGAACTTCAAAAGCAAAGCGCGTAAAGGATGAACATGGTAAAGATGAGCGATATTGTAGAGCGTATAAAGGATGTGATAAGCAAAGACTTTCCAAATGAGAAAGTGTTAGACAAGAATGTAGCACACGAACTCGGTATCTCTCCAGGTGCTTTAGCAGTTCAAAAGACAAGAGACTTGGTTCCGTATGATGAGTTGACAATGTTCTGTATCGAGCGCAAAGTAAATACCAACTGGCTATTCTTTGGTATCGGTGCGATGGAGATGGACTATGCCAAGTAAGGTATGTAACCAACTCGGCTGCAACACTCTCGTGTCTATGAGTGAGAGATATTGTACTGAGCATAAGCGTAATGTGGCAACAGTTAAACATCAGACTTATGACAAGTTCAGTCGAAATAAAGAGCACGCAAAGTTCTACAACTCAAAAGAGTGGAGAGAGACACGAAAGATTGTCTTAGAGCGTAACGGTGGGCTTTGTGTTAGATGTGCACAGCTAGATATGATAACCAATGCTGATGTAGTGGACCATATTGTACCAATAACAAAAGACCATTCAAAGCGACTTGAACTATCGAACTTGCAACCACTTTGTCACCCATGTCACAATAGAAAAACAGCTGAAGATGAAGAGCTATATGGGAGGGGGGAGTGAAATCTCTACAGTTCCAAAACCAAAATACCGACCTTCATCACATCTGTTTAAAAACTCTATTTTTATGGGGGTGGCTATTTTTGGCTAAAACTCGTGTATTTTTTAAGGTTGGAGCATTTGAACTCTAACCTTAAGCAAAAGGATTAATTTTGGCAAAAGACATTGATTGGGCACATATCCGAACTGAATATGAAGAAACTACAAAATCAGTGCGAATGATTGCTCGTGAAAACAACATTACTCATGGAGCAATTCAACGAACTGCAAAGCTTCAAGGGTGGAAAAAGTTTAGTCCGGATGGAGTTGTAAATGATAGGGCCTTAGTTGGGAAAAATCCTATCCTTGGCAAAATAGCATTGAGAAAGATGAACGAACTTATCTATGAACTTGGGGAGAACTATTCCGCACTTGATGAACCTTTGGTCGCAATTTATGCATCAAATTATGAGTTATGGATTGAGCAAATGATGATTGTCAAAGAAGAAGGCCTCATTTCTATAAGCTCGAAAGGAAGTGAGTACTTATCTGCTAATTTTTCCGCACTTCTTCCACTTCAAAAAAGCATGATTACTATTGCAAATCACCTGGGCCTCTCAATCTCTTCGCGCAAAAGAATCGGCATGACAACAAAAGTCGACCCGCAAGAGTCGTCACTATTCGATATTGGCTCTGAACTTAACGAGTATTATTTAGATGTCTGAAAATTCAAAAGCAAACAAACGTATACTAGAAATACCTTACTACGAAAAAACATTTGAACGACATAAAAACGACTTGATTGCTGTTTCTTCTGGATTGCGCGATGATATTCGCTTTAATAAAAAACTTGGAACTGCCTATGTCGTTATCATTGAAAAACTAAAACACTTTGAGGGAGAGTGGGCCGGAACTCCAATTGTCCTTGAAGCGTGGCAAAAAAAAGCTATAGCTATATGCTTTGGATGGCAAAAAAAGCGCCTTGACAAAGATGGTAATCCTCTTCTAAAAAATGGTCAACCGCAATGGATTAGAAGATTTAACACTGCGTTTTGGTTTATTCCTCGTAAAAATGGTAAATCTATTTTAGCCTCCGGTGTTGGTATTGCAGAGTCTATACTGACAATTGAAAAAGGAAATCAAATTGTCTCATTTGCAACAAAAAAGGATCAGGCGAAAATAATCTGGAACGGCTGTGAGAAAATGGTTAACTCAAATAAAGAGTTAAAAAGTAAAAGTACTATTGCCTATTCAACAATAAATGTAAATCCAACATCCACAACCATCAAACCACTCGGCCGTGACTCTCAAACTGAGGACGGATTAAACATAGGATTAGGCATAGGAGATGAAATACACGCTCACCCTGACCGAACTATGATTGAAGTCGTTCAGTCCTCTCAGGGCTCTCGTGTGCAGCCTATGATGTTCTATATCACCACCGCAGGATTTGACACCGCGTCACCTGGAGCGAGCGAATACGAATACGCGAAAAAAGTCATGGATGGCGTAATCGAAGATGATAGCTATTTTGCACTTATCTGCGAGCTGGACAAAGAAGATGATCCATTTGATGAGAGCGTATGGCACAAAGCAAATCCAAACCTTGGCGTGTCAAAATCTTGGGATTATATGCGAAAACAAGCGAAGCAAGCACTTGAGCGAGCAGAAACACGCAACAACTTTCTGGTTAAAGACCTCAATCGCTGGGTAAACGCAGCCGAAAATTTCATTAAATTTGAAGAGTGGGAGGCATGTACTGTTGATAAAATAGATTTAAGTGAGGCAATAGCTACTCTTTTAGGAGTAGATTTATCGCGAACTGATGACTTCACGGCACTTGCAAAGACATATATGTTTCCAAATAACCGCTACTACACAACACAGCACTATTATATTCCAATGGAAAACGTAAAAGAACGTGAGAGTGAGCTGAGAGCACCACTCACTAAATGGATTTTAGAGGGTTATATCACCGCAACACCTGGTAATACCATAGACTATGACTATATACAAAAAGATATTTTACAAGAAATAGAAGAGGGCGTAAATGAGATTTGTTATGATCCATACAGAGCAGCTACCCTTATTGCAAATATAGAGCGTGAGAGTGGCTTTGAGGGATGCGTACAAATCCGTCAAGGATATCTTACAATCAGTGAGCCAACATTCAATTTTAAAGATTATACAAAAAAAGGCACTTTGATGCACGATAGAAATCCCGTCACAAAATGGATGGTATCAAATATGAGTGTTCTCAGTGATGCAGCCGGCAATATTAAACCAGACAAATCAAAGCCGAATAGGAAAATAGATGGATGCGCCGCAATAATAAATACACTCGCCCGTTCTGTTGTTTATGAACCGGAACAAAAGAGTGTTTATGAAGAGAGAGGGATTAGGAGTGTTTGAAATTAAGGAGATTAGTCATTATTTAAAAAATAGTTTTTCAGTAATAAATAAGCAAATATGATTAATTAAATTAAACTTAATTTAAGTCACATAGATATATAATCTCCACTAAGAAGTTGGTCTTCTGGTATAAAACCATCAGAGTTCGTCTCGGACGTCACGCTAGGGATTGCATTTGCAAGGCATTAGCCAACACCTGAGAAACGCAGTAGTTTTTGGTCTACTGCTCCTCTACAAATATTGTCTTCAACTCCAGTCTTTTTTCTCTATGTATTTTTAACTTTACAAGTTTTACATTTTTTTTATCATAATTTTTATAAAACTCAAGATTAATAAGTGATGCACCTGTCTTAGAATCTGTTGTTATACTCTTTTTTACACTATGAAAATGTTGAATTATCTCAGGTATTTCACAAATAAAATCAACATCATTAGGATGTCTTCTCTTTACATGTCTTACTTCATTCGCTCTGATGACACACATATATCCGCTCATATCAAAAAACAAAATCCCTTTTACCCTTCTTACTGTCTCAGCCGGTATAGAAAACGAAAGTTCTTCTTTAAACTGTTTATCCGATAAAGAATTCTCAATATGAGCGCAGATTAGTTGTCTCAGAGCATCCATTACTTATTCTCATCACTTTTCTTCTCTAAATAATCTAAAATTTCCTGTTCTGATGGATGGATTATTTTTTGAGTATTGATGATTTTTTTTGCAAAGTCCAATAAATCAACATCTAGCGTTTGGCTTATTAACAGCTTGTTGACATTAAGTTTAAAAGCTTGTATTGAAGTAACTTTTTGTTTTTTATAAACATATTCTAAAAATCTATCTGTTAAGTATTGGTTGTTGTCTTCTAATTTTTCAAACAACTCCTTGACGATTTCTTTTTCTTGTTTTGTAAAAGTACTATCTGCTTTAACTATGAAAAATATAACTTTTAAAAGAAGGGCGTGTTTTTTTTGAAAATTTCTTTCGTATGTGCTTCTTTTAACATCTTCTTCGTACTTTGCTCTCTCCTCTAGAGATTGAGGAGTTCCTTGCATGGCAACAGTCATTTTAAATACTTCATTAGATATATTAGTAGTTTGTTTTTTAGGAACTGGTTCTTTATTTGAAGATTTATATAACATATATCCTCCAATTGCCACGCCAAGAATAATTATTTCAGTTATCATCCTACAGCTTCTCCTTGATAGTCTCTTTGATATTTTCAAACTTTTTAGCTTCTATGTAGTTTTCCAACCAACTTTGCACCCATGGCGGTACAGGTTTATTTTCATCGTTCCAATTATTGACTGTGTTGTATGAGATGTTTGATAAATTTGCAAATTCTTTTTTGCTGAGATTTATATCTTTTAAAATTTGTGTCAATTCAGCTTTAAGCACGGTAATTCCTTACTTCTTGACAGTACCGATTTAAAATCGGTACTGTCAATTGTATATTAATTTGATGTATTATTATATCAAAATGTATTTAAATGATGTACTTAATATTGACATTTATATTTTAATGATGTAAACTTTTGAAATAAAACATCAAAGGAATGTAAAATGAATGATTTAATAATAGTTTTAGATAACGAACCAAGAGTATCTCACAAAGTAATTGCTGAAAATACTTCAAATAAAGTACAGTCTATTCAAGATTTAATCACTAAAAATTTACCTGACTTTGAAGAGTTTGGTACGATGGAAGTCGAAATTTTAAATGTCAAAAACAGTGCAGGTGCATCCAATCAGCAAAAGACATATTTTTTAAACGAGTATCAGGCGACATTGCTCATGACATATCTCAGAAATAGCGAGATAGTCAAAAAGTTTAAAATATCACTTGTTAAAGAGTTCTATAAACTCAAAGAGAATCATCGTAAATCACTCGAAAACAACAAAGCTCACATAACAGGTGGCTACAAATCTCAACTCTCTCAAAAGAACTCTAAAATCAAAGCGCTTGAAACGCAACTGTTAATGTTAGACTGTAGTTTAGATGCAGAAATAGATTATCGATTAAGAGCTAAAGCACTTTATCCAATCATACTTAACAGATTTGATTTGCTAGATGAAAAATTACATGATAGATTTTTATCTTTGCCATATCTCGAGGAATACCTAAATGACATTAAACAACTTCTAGCAGTTGAAGCCAGAAAGTGTAAGTACATCACCATCCTTGGAAATGGAACAGCAGTAAATAATTTTGTAATTGAGGACAGCAACAAGAAGCTTACTTTTAAGTAATTTCTACAACAACATTACACATCTGTAATGTTTTGGCCCTTCTTGCATTTTTGAGAGTAAAGTCTCGACATGCAAACATTCATATACCTGAGAGCACTCTATATTTTTTTAGCACTGATATTCCTTGGTATCGCTTTCGCGGTAGCGTTGGCGTTTCCAAGTGTGGCGGACTATGCCTATGCTGCTGCTATTTTTACTCATTCGCTCATCATGCTCTTTGTATTTGTTCAAGATCTCAAAACTCCACCACAAAAGAGTGACTCATGAGTATCATCGGCGCACTTAGAGCGCGTGACAGTTCAGGACTTGCAAGCCCAAAAGAGTGGCTTAGTTCTATGTTCTCCATGGAATCCTACTCCGGTGTAAATGTCACTACAAAAAGAGCAATGGAACACACGGCTGTTTATGACTGTATAAACATATTGAGTGAGTCTATCGCATCACTTCCTATGTCTGTTTATAAGACAGAAACGAAACAACAAAAATCATTCAAAATAAAAGATACAAATCACCCCCTGCATTTTCTTTTTCACGACGAACCAAACGCAGACATGACAGCGTTTACGTATTATCAACTCATCATGGTTCATTTGCTACTTCGTGGGAACTTCTATGTGCAGATTGTACGCAATAACGCAGGCCGTGTAACAGGACTATACCCTCTTGAGAATGAAAAAATGCAGGTCGTCAGACTTGAGAGCGGACGCATAGGGTATCTCTATACAAGTGCAGCATATGGACAGGTGGCGCTTGAGAGCAGTGAAGTACTGCATTACATTGGGATGAGTCTTGACGGTATAGTCGGAATAAGCCCTATTGCTTACAATCGACACACTATCGGCGCAAGTATAGCTATGGAGACATTCGGCTCAACACTTTTCAAAAATGGCGCTACTCCAAGCGGTGTAGTAAGTGGGAAAGGTGTCACATCCATGAGTGATACTGCGTTTGAGAGATTTAAACAAAGCTTCAAAGAATCTTACGCTGGACTTATGAACGCTGGAAAACCGCTCATACTAGAAGACGGTTTCGAGTTCAAGCCTATTACTATCTCCAACAAAGACGGCCAGTATATAGAATCTCGAAAATTTACAAAAGCGGAAATCGCATCTATCTACAGAGTACCGCTTCATATGCTCAACGAGCTCGACAAAGCTACTTTTTCAAACATTGAGCACCAGTCTATGCAGTTCGTAGTAGATGCAGTTCGTCCCTGGGCGATTCGCATCGAGCAGGAGAACAAAAGAAAGTGCTTTACGCCTGCAGAGAAAAAAAACTATTACGTCAAGTTTAATATGGGAGCACTTCTCCGTGGTGATACACAGAGCCGTTACACGGCTTATGAGTCTGCAATTACAAAAGGTTGTTGGATGAGTAGAAATGAAGCGCGTGAACTTGAAGATCTAAATCCTATGGACGGGCTTGATGAGATGATAGTACCACTCAACTATGGAAAGGAGGGCGACAGTGCCAAGAACTAAAGAGCAGATTATTGCTCGTATGAATGAGGTCGGGATTATGAACCGCTCATGTGGCAAAGGAATTTGTCCAAGAGCTAAGGGAGATGTCACGGAAATTGATATCGAGAACCGTTCCGTCCCATTTATACTTGTAAGCAAAGACAACGCAGGTGAGCGTTATGATTGGTGGAATGATGAAGTGTACATCGAAGAGTTGGACCCAAAAGGTGCAAGACTCGAAGAGCTTCAAACATTTTTCAAAGACCACCGCACAAGCGTAGATACAGCAATAGGCCGCATAGAAAATGCGCGTGTAGAAGATGGTCAAATCAAAGCGGATGTCGTTTTTGGAACAGACGACGATGCAGCGAAGGTCTTTACAAAGTACCAGGACAGAGTACTCACCGATGTGAGTGTCGGGTACTATGTAAACGACATCATCGTCACTTCAAAACGCGATGAGCCAGACCATGTACTCGTAACCGACTACACCTTGGTTGAACTCTCCGCAGTTTGGAAAGGCTTCGACAAAGGTGCAACCATAGGCCGCTCGGCAACGAGCCAAAAGCAAGTTGAAAAACTTAGAAACAGCGATGTACTTCGCAAAAAACTTGATCTTAAATCAAAGGAAATAAAATGAATTTAGAACAATTACGTGCCTTTTTGGCTGAGTTAGATGGAAAAATGAGAGCAATGTTGGATGGAAATCCAGATGGACTTGGTGAAGCACAATCGAAAGAGTACGATGACCTTGAAAAACAGTTTGACGATACAAGATCTAAAATTGATGCAGCACAAACTCGTGCAGACAATCAAGCTAAGCGTCAAAACTATTTAAATACAAACCAAAGAGCTCCAATGGTTGGCGGCGTTGCACATGTAGATGCAGGTGAAGATAAAGTTGATGGATATCGTGATGCGTTTTGGGCTATGCAAAGCCGCAAAACTTTAAATGCTGAGCAGACTCGTGCTTTAAATTCAGGAACTGCAGGTGAAGGTGGTCATTTAATTCCTGAAGTTTTTCAAACAAACATTATTGCTACATTGACTGAAAAGTCATATATGCGTCCTATCGCAACAGTAAGTATGTCAACTTCAACTGAAAACATTCCTGTTGAGGGTGATGATGGCGTAAATAGCTGGATAGATGAAACTGGAACATATGCAGAGAGTGATCCAACTATCAGCCAGGTAGTTATGAAAGCTTTTAAAACAGGTCGCATCATTAAAGCTACTGATGAACTTTTACAAGACAGCTTTACAAGTATTGAAGCGTACATCTCTCTAAAATTTGCAAAATCAACTATTGCAGCTGAAGAATTAGCATTTGTCTTAGGGAATGGTATTGGAAAACCTACAGGATTTTTAATAACTGCGATTGTTGGAAAGCTTACAGCTTCGCCTACTTCAATCACTGCTGATGAGATTATAGATCTATGGGGTTCTGTAGATGAAGATTACGCAGCAAACGCAGTATGGAAAATGAACCGTAATACACTTGTAAGACTTATGAAGTTAAAAGACAGTAATGGAGACTACCTTATTAATAAAGGGCTAAACGGTGCTCCTGCTACACTTCTTGGCCGTCCTATTGTTATCAATAAGCATATGCCAGATATTGCAGCAGGCGCAAAACCAATCTCATTTGGAGACATGAGCTACTACTTCATCAAAGACAGAAAAGTTATGACAATGAAACGTCTTGATGAAAAGTATGCAGATACTGGTCACATCGGTTTTAGAATTGACAAACGCGTTGACGGTAAATTGGTGCTTCCTGAAGCGGTAAAAGTTCTACAAATGGCAGCAGTGTAAAGGCTAGATTATGAGCAAAATGCAAATTAAACTGCTAACCGGACGAAGCGGTCCGGATGGCAGTCATATGCCAGGTGAAAAAATAGAAGTCGGACTCAGAGAAGCTATAACTCTCATTCAGTCCAACCAAGCGGAGCCGATGAACAAAGCGGCTTACGAAAAAGCGCTTAAAGCCATTGAAGATGAAAATCTTAAAACAGCAGAACGCGAAGCAGAGATAAACGCAATCATGCACAAAGAGACTCTTGAGCTTGAACTACGAGACTTGTATGCGCAGGTTGCACTTAAGACGGCCGAGATTGAGGGCGTTATTTTAACCGACGAAGAGGTTAAAGCATTTGTTGCGGTCTCTTTGGAGGGCGAAAAATTTAAAGGGAAGGAACCGAAGTAGATGAGCGCTGTAACACTGCTAGAAGCAAAAGCACACTTACGCGTCTTGGATGATGCGGATGATGCTTATATACAAACCTTAGTAGATGTTGCAGAGGCTCAGGCAGAAGAGATTACTTCAAGAAATTTACTTGAGACAACAAATGTGTTTTACTTGTCTGACTATGTCGGAAATTTTGCACTTCCAAAATCTCCGCTGATTGCGGTTGATACTATTCAATATGTGCCATACGGTGAAAGTGACTATGTGACACTCTCTCCTGACATGTATGAAGTTGATGATTCGCGCGAACCTGCAAGAGTTCGTTTTTTTGAAGGGCTCTATGTGGCTGACCTCTTTAAAGCGATTAAGGTCACATACAGAGCAGGGTACACAGAAGCAGAAGTGCCAAAGCCAATAAAGCAATGGGTGCTTTTGAGAGTTGCAACAATGTACGAAAATAGAGAAGAAATTATAGTCGGGACTATCAACTCTGTCATTCAGAATGACTATAACGATTTTCTCATCTCAAAATACAGAGTAGGCAGACTATGAGAAGCGGCAACCTAAAGCAAAAAATTACGTTTCAAACATCAACACCAACGCAAGATGATTTTGGCGGTATTGTTGATGGCTTTAGTATTTTTGCACAAACTTACGCAAGTATCACGCCAATTAGCGGCAAAGAGTATTTTGTATCAAAGCAGACAAACGCAGAGGTGTCGCATAAGATAGAGTGCCGTTTCATTAGCGGCATCACTCCATCTATGCGCATCGTTTATGGCGCGAGAGTGTTTAACATCGAGAGTGTCATAAATATCCGTGAAGAAAATAAAACTTTGCAGATCATGGCGAGCGAGGTGATAAGTGGTTGATGTTCAAATCAAAGGGATGGATGAACTCTTGAAGTCTCTAAAGATACTGCCAGAACGCATACAAAAAAATGTTTTAGTCGGGGCTATTCGTGCCGGAGCTACAAGCATTTCAAAAGAGATGAAGCGATTTGTTCCAAAAGATACCGGAGAGCTTCAAAAAAGTATAGGCGTTGTTAAAAGAAAAAGCAAAAATAAAAACGAAATTCTTTTTACCGTAGCACCACAAATTAAAAAAGGTGGCTGGAAAGCGCACTTTCACGAGTTCGGAACAATAAAAATGCCAGCGCATCCGTTTGTGCGGCCTGCGTTTGAGGGCAAGGGTAATGAGGCGATAGAAGTTGCAAAAGAGTACATGACAAAACGAATAGATAAGGAGCTTGCAAAACTATGATTGAAATAGATTTATACAACGCTTTGAACTCTATTTGTGAGAGAACTTATCCTTTGATTTTTCCTGATAATGTAATCTTCCCTGCGATGAGTTATCAAGTTATCTTCGACGGGGCGAACCAAGCTACAAATGGAAACTACATGAGCAGAGATGTCCGCTTCCAAGTTGATATCTACTCAAAAAGCTATGCAGAAGCAAAGGACCTCAAAGGTCAAGTTGTGGCAAGTATTATCTTTCTAGGTGCTGGCGACATATCGGCTCAAGATTTATACGACGATGAGACAGAACTATACAGACAGTTAATTGATTTTAATATAAAAAGGAGTTAAAAATGGCAATCAAAACCACAGGTCACAAAGTAAAAGTGAATAGCAAAGACGCAGGCGACTTACAGTCACTTGGAAGCATTAAGCAAAAAAGAGCGATTAAAGAGTATGAAGCACTTAACACAGGGGCAATCGTGCAAGCAATCGGGAACATCAAGACAGACCCTATCGCAATGAGTGTGCTTTACAATCCAGACGATGCAAATGGAGCAGGCGAGCTAGAAGCTGCGTTTATCGCAGGAACCACCATCCCGTTTGCTATTGAGTTGTCAGATACCATCACAACAAATGGAACTACTTTCACATGGTCTGGTGCAGTTATTTCAGACTTTGAAATCAACCAAGAGAAAGACGGTGACGTTGTTGCGTCATTTACGGCGGCACTCAATGGCGCTCCTGTAGTAACTCCGGCGGCATAATGAAAATTCAACTAGATTATAAAATCGACATTGAGATAGTAGAGGGCGACAAAACAAAAGAAAGTCTTGTTATCGCTCTTAGAGAGTTTACAAAAGATGAGAAAAAAGAGTTTGAGGAGATGCGAAAACAGTTTGAGCAAATCTTTAAAAAAGGACAAAAACTCATCAATAAACAAATGTCTCTCAAAAAGAAAACTTCACTCTATGAAGCAAACGGGAACTTTGATAAAGCACTTGAAGCTATTGAGGAAAATCAAAAGCTTGATGATGAACTTGAAGTGTTGATTGAAAAACTGAGTGAAATAGGTGGCGGCGACCAGGACGCCTTTGCGGAAAAAGTTGCCAAAACAAGATTTGAAAAACTCGTAAGCGGCAGCGATAAGACAAAGCTTGAAGCATACGCAAACATCAAAGGCTATACGCAGATGATGAAATTGCTTGACTCGGCAAAGTCTGACCTTGAAAAAAAGCAGTCTGGCGAATAGCCGGATGTATTCGCTCACGAAAAGGGTATGACGAACTTCTCGACTTTGAAAAAGCGCTTCTTGGGGTGGCCTCAAAATGTGAGTACAGCTATTCGTCAAACAGAAGAGTCGGGTATCTTTACGGCTCAATGAAAGATCAGCTTAGATGGCACAATCTAAGCGTAAAAGATAACGTAAGATTTATCTCAACAGTAGGACAACTTGTTGTTTTGCCTGATGAAGATTTCAACAAAGAAAAAGTGAAAGCGATGAGAATGAAAAGCTCAGATATTGCAGACGCTTTAAAAGCAGCCTTCGGAGATGGATTATGAGTCAAAAAATCGGTACAGTAATAATCGACATACTTGCAGATACAACAAAGCTCGTAGCCGGAATGGAAGGCGCGCAAAAGTCCATCAAAAAGAATGTTGAAGCCCTGCAAAAATCCATCATCGGAATAGGGGCTGCGTTTTTGTCTGTTCAAACAGTAATGAAAGCATTTGACATCGGAAAAGAGTTCACATCAACAGCGATGGAATTTGAGAAATTCAACACAGTATTAGAAACGATAGAAGGCTCATCTCAAAAAGCTGACAGCGCTATGGCTTGGATAGCTGATTTTACCAAAAGCACACCGTACGAACTTGCAGAAGTGACGGATGCCTTTGTTAAACTCAGAGCGTATGGACTAAACCCTACGGATGGAACTTTAAAAACACTTGGTGATACAGCATCGGCAATGGGGAAAAGCCTCAATCAAGCAGTTGAGGCAATGGCGGACGCTGTAACAGGTGAAAACGAGCGCCTTAAAGAGTTTGGCATTAAAGCTTCAAAAACGGGTGAGGAGATTACCTACAAATGGACAAGCGCAAGCGGTGAAGCTCGCTCAAAAACAATCGAGAACAATTCAGCAATCATTCAAAGTACGCTCTCCGCTATTTTCAACGAGAAGTATGCAGGAGCTATGGACGCGCAAAGCAAAACTCTTGAGGGAATGCTCTCAAACATTAGCGACTCATATACAATCTTTCAAAAGAATGTTATGGATAGTGGGCTGTATGATTACATAAAGGCGCTCGTTAAAGTCTTTGGAGAAGAGCTAAATAAGGCATTCGGTACAACTTCTGAAAACGCAGGAGCGTTCGCAAACTCCATGATAGATGCTATTAACTCCACAATAAATGCAGTTGGCTTTTTGAAGGACTCATTCACTGGAATCCAAGTTGTTGTGAAATCAATAGAAATCGGTTTTTTATATATGGTAAAGGGCATCACATTTGCAATAGACTCTATTATTGGAGCAATGAACGCAGTCTTAGTCCAATACAATGATCTTCCGTCTGCGCTCAGGGGAGAACAAGTAGATTTGTTTAGCAAGTTTGGAGTAGGCGCAGTAAGTCAAGAAATAGCAGACTCGAAAACAGAGTTGGCGGGACTTGTAAACTCAATAAGCGACGGAAGAAACTTTGCTGAAAACTTTACAAAAAGAGTAGGAATAGCGTTTCAAGAGTTTAAAACAACAATAGACAGCGTTACAAAATCAACAGATATAAAAAACAAAAGCGATGAAAAAAGTGAGGGCTTATCTAAAAAACAAATAACTGCACTAGAAAAACAATCACAGCTTAACGAGAGAATGAGAGATACATATCTAAACATCATCGGCAGCGATTATGACAAATGGCTCGTAAGCACAAACAGTACTATGATTGACTTAGCAAAAAGCACAGAGCTGACGTCTGATGAACTTATGAAAGCGTTTGATAAATTAAGCGAGAGCAATCCAGAACTTAAAGTGAAGACAGCAGATCCGGCATCGCTTCAAGTGTGGAGCGATTACTACAAAGGCATTGGCGATTTACAAACTGCTTGGCTCACTTCTCAAGAGAGAGTAGATGCACACGATAATGCTGTGCTTCTTGGGCTGAAAGATGAGGACTACAATGTTTATATCGAGAGGTATAAAACAAACTTTCTTGACCAACTCAAAGATAAAACAAAAGAGAGTACTGACGAAGTCAAATATGTCTTTACAAACGCATTCAAAGGGATGGAAGATACGCTTATTGATTTTGTGAAAACAGGAAAAGTAAGTTTTGAAAACCTTGTAAATTCAATTTTAGAAGATTTGCTAAGACTTCAAATCCAAATGTCAATCACAAAGCCACTTATGGCTTCATTTGAGGCATCAGGAGGAGTAGGAAGCATTGCGAGTATGTTTGGCTTTGCAAACGGCGGGGTAATGACAAATCAAGGCGCTGTGCCATTAAAAGCTTATGCAAATGGAGGAATAGCGACAACTCCTCAACTCGCTCTCTACGGAGAAGGGCGAATGCCTGAAGCGTATGTGCCGCTCCCAGATGGAAGAACAATCCCTGTAACTATGCAAGGCGGCTCAGGTGCAAATGTTTTAGTAAACATTGAAAACAACTCCGGCACGCCTGTATCTGAAAACAACGTAACAACATCTTTTGACGGGGGAACAATGATTGTAAATATAGTTTTGGACGCAATCACGCGCAACAAAGGTGGCATGAGAGATGCCATTAGGAGTACAAAATGACATTTCCGACACTTCCGATAACAAATATCAAGAGAAAACAAAACAAAGCAGTGGTGCGATCTTCTTTCGATGGCGGATATGAGCAGACTAGACCGAAACACACTCGAAGTGTTAAAGAGTTTGAACTGACTTTTGATGTATTAACTACAGCGCAGATGCAAGAGTTAGAAAACTTCTTTATATCACATCAGGGTGACAGTTTTTATTTTGATGATTATCTATACGCCTCAACGCATATTGTAAGATTTACGGAAGAGTCTTTGCAGTTCACTCAGATTTCACCAAACGACCACAGCACAACTTGTATGCTGAAAGAAGTCTAATATGTTAACACTCTCTTCAATAGTCATCGACCAAAAGAACGACTTAGGCTCAACAGAAGCCATACTTGTAGCAATTGACTTGGCAATCCCGTCAATTACCGAGCCGATAAGACTTGTGCGCAATAATGAAAATATCACTTGGAGAGGAAGCGAATACCAGGCATTCCCTTTTTCAATCGACGAGATAAGCGAAACGGCAACAAATGAAGTTCCAAGTGTAGCAATAACGCTTGCAAACGCATCAAGAGCCATTGAAAAGTACATAGTTGAGTACGACATATGGCTCAAAGAAAATGCGCATCAGCCTATTGTAGTGACAATCCATGTTCTGAGCACGGCAGACTTAGCGAATACCTCGTCAATTTTGTCATCAACATTCGAGATAAGTTCATTCAGCTCAAACGCGGAGTCTGTGACTTTTAACCTCACTCAGAAAAATCTTTACATCAAGGCCTTTCCTCCACATAAGATAACGCGCAAATGTCACTTTAAATTTGGCTCAACAGAGTGTGGGGTGATAACAGGCGGAACGTGCAACAAAACGCTTGCAAATTGCAGAAGCCATAACAACTCGGTGCGTTTTGGCGGCTACCCCTCAGTAGGCGGCAAGCTTGACAAGGTTTACTCATGATGAAGTTTATCGGCATTCCGTTTTCAGACAAAGAAACGCAAGACTTCCAAGGAACGAACTGCTATGGCTTGGTAAGGCTTTTTTACAAAGAGCATTTAAATATAGAGATACCGGAGTTGCGCGTGCCTAGTGACCACTCAAACAGAGTTTGGGCTACTTACCTCAATGAGATACGAGGGAATTGGATTACGGTAACTGAGCCTCAAATGTTTGACGTAGTTGCAATGGCGCAAGACATCACGCATCCTCGCATAGTTCAGCACGTAGGTGTCTATCTTGGTGGGGGAAAAGTGCTCCATACACTTAGCAAAGTTGACTCTCACATCGTAAGTTTAGAGAGCATCAAACATTCAATAAGAGGGTTTCACAGATGGCACAATTAACGACTGTAACGAATCCTTTTGACGTTATTAACAGCAGAGAAATAACGCAAATTGAAAGCGGAAAACATATCTATGAAGTTGTAGCAGGCTTCTACTGCTTCCATGATGTTGTCGTAAGCGTAAATGGGCAAATCATATCCGATTATGAGTATGTCGTACAAGACGATGATTATGTCGGGTTCGTGGCGGTGCCACAAAAAGGCGGGAAAAATACACTTATGCTCGTGGCAATGATTGCACTGACAATAGCAGCACCCGCAGCTGGGTTGGCGGCAGTAAACGCAATAGGTGCTACAACTGCACTCGGATATTACGGCGCAATGGGGATAATGTACGGTGTTCAGTTAGGCGTTATGGTTGGTGGCGGAATGCTTATAAACTCTCTTCTCGCTCCGTCTGTTGCAAGCAGCACACCAACGCAAAGCATAGAATCTTCGCCTACATACGGCTGGGAAAACGCAGGAAACCAAAGCGCAGAGGGAATCTCTCTCCCTATAATTTACGGCAAAGCAAGAATAACTCCGCCGGTCATCAGCCAATATGTAGAAACGGTAGGCAACAAACAATATTTAAACATTCTCTATGCACTGTGCGACGGTGCAATCGCTTCAGTATCGGACATAATGATAAACGATAACCCAATAAGCTATTACACGGACGTTGTTACATATATCAGACTTGGCGCAAATGCACAAACACTTATCCCATCTTTTGACAATACTAGAGTAGATAACGCAGTCGGAGCAAAACTGAGCACAACGGCACTGCTCAGAGAGACGAGCTACAACAGCGTACAGGGCTTGAAGATAAACATTTCAGCACCGTCTGGTATCTATTACGCAAACAACGACGGTGGTCTTGACTTAAGAACGGTTACGCTTGTTATAAAGTATAAAAAAGTCGGCGATGCAACTTGGATAACAATTCCAAACACTACGATAAGTGGCGCTTCAACTTCTACGATACGCGCAACTTTTACGGCAGATGGGATACCTGCAGGGCAGTATGACATCTCGGTAGCAAGAACAACAGCCGAAAGCACAACTTCAAGAACGCAAGATAAAGTTTACTTTGAGGGTTTTACAGAAATCATTTACGATGATTTTATATATCCATCAACGGCGCTTCTCGCGATAAAAGCTCTTGCAACAGACCAACTAAGCGGCTCAATGCCTAAAGTTTCGTGTGTTGTAGACAGAGGGGCAGGCACTTCAAACCCGGCAGTTGCAGCGCAAAATATTCTAACACTTGCAGGCGCAGAAGTAAACGCTTCACTCTTTAATACTTGGGCAACTTATTGCACAACTCAGAACTTCAAATGCAACATAATCTTTGACAGTGAAATAAATGTGCGTGAAGCTTTGAATATTGTCGGTATGCTTGGCCGCGCAAATATCATCCAGATGGGCGCTGCATACTTGCCTATTATCGAAAAAGCAGAAATGCTCCCTATCCAAAGATTTCTTTTTACAATGGGAAATATTATCAAAGACTCATTTAAAGAAGAGTATTTGCCGCTCGCTGACCGCTCAAACGCAGTCGAGGTAACATACTTTGATGAAACACTTGACTATGAAAAACAATCAATAGAACTTTACCAAAGCGGCTTTGATGAGTCAACGCAGACGATTAGAAAAGCATCGGTAACACTTTACGGCTGCACAAACAGAACACAGGCAACGCGACACGGGCGTTTTCTTTTACACAGAAACAGATATTTAACCAACACAGTAAGTTTTGAAGCTGATGTGGACGCAATCGCTTGTACCATCGGAGACATCATTGATGTTTCTCACGATGTACCTCAGTGGGGTTTTTCAGGGCGATTAAAAAACACAAACCATAGCGACACTTGGGCTTACACGTCATCTGTAGTTGTCAATGGCAACGTGGCCACAGAAGCAAATACAAACATCATTCAGCTTGACAGAGACGTGGATATAGCTGCATCGATTGAGTATGGGATAATCGTCAGATTAAAAGATGACAGCACTGTAACTGTTTCAATAATATCATCAGAAACACTAAGAACGGACTCAATTCCATTGCCCTCATCACTTAACTTATCTATGTTTGATGTGTACGCATTCGGGGAAATAAGCAGAATATCAAAACTCTTTAGAGTAGCTTCCATCTCTCGCTCATCAGATCAGCGCAGAAAAATATCAGCGATTGAGTACATACCTGCAATCTATAACGACTACATCGACAATGTTGCAATAGATAACGCATCTGCACTATCAACAGTTTCCTATCTTTTAGTAAGCAGTGACACCGAAGTAGCAAGTGACGGAAGAAGCATCAACATCATAAACTTAACTTGGAGCGGTCAAGCCATAGCGTGGAATGTTTATGGAAGAGATATCTTGTCTCAAACGTGGATACTTCTTACAAATACGCAAAACACATACTTTCAAATCAAAGATGTCAAAGCAGGCGGTTACTCTTACAAGGTAGGAGAAAAAGTCGTATCAACAACGGTAACGATTGCAAAAGTGCCGCTTGCAAATGTGCAGAACTTTATCTCGTTCTATCAAAACAACCAACTTGTATTGAGATGGGATTTAGTAACTGACACATACAGAACGCCAATATGGTATGAAGTAAGACGTGGACTCTCCTGGCTAAACAGTGAAGTTTTGGGAAAGATTACGACAAACAGCATAGTAATAGACTCCGCAGGGACTTACTTCGTCAAAGCGTATTATAAATCGCTCGACGGGGTAGAAGTTTACAGCGAAACTGAAACGGGCATAGTCGTATCTTCCGCGAACATCCTCAAAAATGTTGTTGCTACTTGGGACGAATACGCTACGGCGTGGACTGGGACAAAAACAAATCTTACAACGGAAAATGGAAACTTGATTTTGCCGGCAGGAACCGCATCGGGAACTTATGAGATTCCAACGTCTCACATAGTAACTCTTGCGACTGCGCAACTCAGCACGATATCCATCAGATACAGCGCAAGCGCAGGAGATGAGTCTATTCTTTTTGACTCCATAACAAGTCTCGACACCTGGGCAAATCTCGATGGAGACGTGACGGGCACTTGGAGCGTTAAACCAAAAATATCAATCTCTCAAGACGGCACAACATGGGGAGCGTGGCAAGACTTTGTCATAGGCGACTATGTGGGAAAAGCGTTTAAGGCGAGGCTGGAACTATACAGTTATGACATAGCGGTAAAGGTGTTATGCGACGGTTTCACTTTTACGGTAGATATGCCCGACAGAATAGCAAAAGGAACTGCAATTTCAATAGCATCAGGAGGCACAAACATAGTTTACTCATATCCATTTCAAACGAAACCAAACACACAGATCACCATCGTAAACGCAACAGCAGGAGATGACGTGAAACTCACGGCTGAAACTGCAAGCGGATTTACAGCTCAGGTTGTAAACGGAGGTGCCGGTGTGGCAAGAACAATAAATTATTTAGCACAGGGGTATTAGATGGCAATACACGATTACAACATTGCAAACGCAAGCGGCTTGAATGTACGAGCAGATATTAACGCTGTTTTGGCGGCGATTTTATCAAACAACTCCAACGCGACAGCGCCGACGACAACACTTGCGGGTATGTTTTGGTACGACACGACAGCAGGGATTTTAAAGCAAAGAAACAGCGCAAACAGTGCGTGGGTTGATGTGTGGGTAGTAGGAGCAGGAAGGCTTGCGACTTTGGAATCGCCGACTTTTACGGGTAATGTCGCACTTCCATCCACTACGACACTAAACGGCGGTGCAATAGCACTTTTGGCATCGCCGACGTTTACAGGAAATGCAACATTTGCAAACATAACGGCGGCAGGAACAATCTCGCTTCCTGTAGCAACAGCGATTGGCGCAGTTTCTGCTACGGAGATTAGCTATTTAGACGGCGTGACTTCAGCCATACAAACGCAACTAAACGCGAAAGCAGACGCAACGGCCACGACAAACGCGCTGAACACTAAAGTCGCAACAACATCAGCGCAAGCCCTACACGCTACGGATGCTTTGCGAATAAGTGGGCAGACTCTGTCACTTTACAAAGGGAATAGTGCTAGTGAATCTGTGACTATTCCTGTGCCTGCAGCTATAGTGCTTCCTGCAGCTGCGTATGATATAGGGTGTTTTATTATTGGTAGACCTGCAAATATAACTAGCTATGCTATAGGAAGTACTATTGCAGGAACTTCTCTTTACAATATGCACACGAATCAGACTAGAACTTATGACTCTGCTTGGGCTTCAACAGCTTCAACATCGAGTAACGCTACGCCAAGTCTAGTAAACACAGGTAGCTGGCGTTGTATTAGTCCTGCACCACTAGAGTACGCACATGCATCTCCAGGGCTATGGGTAAGATATGCTTAAGGAATACATAATGGAATTTACAAATATACAGAATATTAAATGGGCAAATGCAGAGAACACAGCAATATATTGCGAGGTTAATTTTACAAGTGTTGAACAAGAGGAGTACTCACCGTTTGGTGCTCCTCTTGGTACTACCGATAAAGTAGGTGAGCTTATTATAGCAGCGTGTTTATCTGGGAAATATGGAGAAATACAAGAGTTTGTTCCTGAGCCTATACCACCTCATGTTGTGGTAATCCCACAAGTAATCTCAATGAGACAAGCAAGATTAACGTTACTTCAAGCTAACTTACTTTCAACCGTGGAGACAGCTATTGGGAATAGTACAGATGAAGCTATGAAAATAGAGTGGGAGTACGCAACAGAATTTCGTAGAGACTGGATAAGTCTTATAGCTCTTAGTGAGGCTCTAGGTATGACTTCACAACAGATGGATGAGTTGTTTCTTCTTGGGAGCTCATTGTGAAAGACTACTGCACTATGTTTCCTGAAAAGGTGCAAAACAATGAGATAGGCGAGAGTTGCTGTAAACAGCACGATGATGATGTAGCACTCACTTATAACCTAATTAAGCCACATACGAAGTTTTACAGATGCCTAAGAAGCCGTAATGTGACTTTGACATGGGCTACAATAATTACGCTTGGCGGAGCTATTGGCACTTACATAAAATATCCGTATTTTGCGTATTGTATTTACAAAAAAAGGAAAATAAATGAGTGACGCGAAACTTATATGGATATTCATCATAGGCGCATTTTTGGCATTCTTATTTTACCTTGAAGAGATAATTACTCAGAACGAGATTGTAGAAAAAATCGGGATTGTCAAGGTTATTATTTTAGTTGCAACGCACTCGGTGATAGGAAGTGTTGTTATGGTTACAACATATTATGGGTTGGTGCAATTCGCTCCGGATTGGCATGATTATTTCAAAGTTGGTATTTCAGGGATGACAGCAATGCTTGGGAAAGATTTTGTCCACTTATATTACAAGCTTGTTAAATCGAGGGTAGAACCATGACAACAATGCAGGTAATCCAAATTATGGCGGTGCTGTACTTTTTGTTTGCGCTGAGATTTACAATCTGGCGTACAAGTCTAAACAGTTTTATTGTTATAGCAGGTTTTTTCATCATCACGGTGAGTTATGAATTTGAGTTATTTAAACGGTTTTGGCTTGATTATCATCTAGTAATAGTAGCTATTATTATGACGATGGTGATGGTAAGAGTCGTGTACCAGTCAATACGTAGAGAGCGAATGAAAAGAGTCGGCGGGAGAAGAGCAAATGACAAGTGTTAACCAAATTTATTACGGCATTGTGCTTGCTATAGTGCTTACGGTTGGAGGGTATATCTACTCTTTAAAAGGTGATATTTCAGAACGTGACGGCACTATCGATACAATGAAAACAGATTATGAAACTATACAAAAAGACCTCTTAGCAGAGCAACTGAAATACAGCTTGACTGAGTCTGCCCTTATAGATCTATCTCACACTATAGATAAACAAAAAGTTGATTACGACAGCGCTATGAAAGAGTTGTTGTCATGGAAACAAAAGGCCGATAGATTTGAAAAAACATCAAAATATCTACCAAAGCCTGAAATCATACAAAGGGGGAATTGTGAAGATATTAATGATTACTTCAATAGTCTTGACAGCTTTAATCTTGACAGCTTGTAGCAACAAGTGTGAGCCGATTACAAAATACATTCCAAAACCTGAGCCATACGCAGTACCGGTTCCATGCAAAACACCGGAAGTGGTATGTGGGAAATTAATAGGAAATGCTATCGAAAAGCAGAACAAGTCATTAGAGTGCATTGAAGAGTTGAAAAAAGCAAATAGGGTATGTAAATGAGCTTAATAGAAAAGATAAAGCATAGCGAGGGATATGTTGGGATGCCATATAAAGACAGCCTTGGAAAGCCAACTATCGGATATGGAACGCTGCTCCCGCTAACCAAAGAAGAATCTGAGCTATTACTCACTCATAGACTTAGTGAGAAAATAAAAGAACTTAGAGTGTATGAGCCATTCGTAAGCGAACTTCCTGCAAATGTGCAAGATGTAATATCAGAGATGTGTTATCAGCTTGGAGTTGGTGGAGTTTTAAAGTTTAAAAAGATGTGGAATGCACTAAAAGTTGGAAACTACAATGAAGCGTCAAGACAAATGATGGATAGTGTATGGGCGAAACAGACGCCAAACAGAGCCAAAAAGCTTTCTGAGATTATGGCGCAAGGGTAGGTGAAGATGACTTAATGAAAAAATAGCAGACACACAGTAAAAACTTCGACCCTCTTACTGTGTGAATCCGGATAATAACTTTAAAAATTAGAATCTTAAAAAAAGAGGACAAAATCAAAAAAATTAAATAGTGCGTTTGGATGGGTAGGCGGTAAAAGTAAGTTAGCATATGAAATTATAAACATGCTGCCGGAGCATAAACTATATGTTGAAGTTTTTGGAGGCGCATTAAATATTTTATATGCAAAATCAAGAACAAAATTAGAAGTCGTAAACGATATAAACTCTGAGCTCATAAATCTACACAGGGCCATTCGTAATAATCCTCAATCATTGCAAATATACATGAAACAACTCTTAGTCTCAAGAGAGATATTTGAAGATATAAAGCATGGCCGCATGAGACCAAAGAATAATATCGAAAGAGCTTCTTTTTATCTTTACATTCTTACTCAAAGCTTTAGCTCCATGCAAGACAACTTCGCCATGAACGCAAAGGCTATGAGTACACCAGGCAATATGTATAAATCATATATGAAGTGGTCCAAGCGACTAAGAGGCGTTACGATAGAAAATAAATCATTTGAAGATTTGATTACAACTTACGATAATCCGGATGCATTTTTTTATTGTGACCCTCCATATGTAGAGACTGAAAGCTACTATAAAAACACCGGCGGTTTTGGAGCAAAAGAGCATGAACTGTTAGCTGCTACTTTGAAGGGCATAAAAGGAAAGTTTTTGGTGAGCTACAATGACCATGAAGTAGTAAGAGAACTGTACAAAGATTTTAATATTATGATCAGTAAAGAGATAGAGTACACGCTTGGAAAAAATGCACATGGCAAAGCTAAGGCGGTAAGAGAGGTTTATATTAGTAATTATGAAATTAAGAAGGATTTATTTAGTTTGTGAGAAGATTTTTGCAGGCTAGATTAAGAGAACTTAGCCTCTATGGGTAGCCATAGGGTAACCTTTTATTTTCTGTATTTCATTAAAAGCCCTAAAAATAGGGCTTAAAACTACTCAGTAACACTTACCTCGACAGGTGTTCCTTCCCAGATACCGTGTTTTGTACAGTAACCATGAGCGACTAGAGTAAGTTTTTTACCAGTTGGGATGATTGTAAAAGTTGTAGTGTTGTGAGCTTTTACATTTCCAAGAGTACCAGGAACATACGTAGCTTGAGCTAATTTTGTCTCACCGTTAAAAAGAGTTA